ATAAGTACCTGAACCAGACCGTCACCTCGTTTGCCTTCGTCGTGGTCGATGTGGCCGGCAACGCGTATGTGTTTGACATGCCCGGGGTGAAATTCTCGTCGGGCCAGAGAAACGGCGGGGCGTTGAACTCGGATGTCATGGCGGAACTGGCCTATACCGCGTTCATGGGAACCTTGGATAAGGTGTCCCTGCGCATTGCGAAATTTGCAGCTTAAGAGGCATCATTACTCCTCCTGTGGGCGGTTTGACGGTTCATTGGGAAGTGTCGCCGCCCATAAAGGAGTCAATAAATCGTATCATGGAGAAGTAATATGGCAAAGATTGGAACTTTAAAAACAGACCTGAAAAAGGCCAAAGAAGGCGTCTGGGTGGACTACGCCGCGGGAATCCGGCTCAAGATTGCCAGCATCGGCAACAAGGCCTATCGGGATGCCGTGGAAATGATCTTAAAGCCTCACATGAACCGGATTCGTCACAATCTCATGCCCGCAGACGAGCGGCTTGACCTGTTGAAACCGGCCATTGCCCAGCACATCTTGATCGGCTGGGACAACCTGGAAGACGACAACGGCCAGAACATCCCCTATTCGGCGGCCAAGGCCCTGGAGTTTTTCAAGGATCCGACGCTGGAAGATTTTTTCAGTTTTGTGGTTTCGACAGCCGGGGAATCGGAAGCCTATCGGTCGGTCGAAGTTGAAGAGGCCAAAGAAAATTTGTCTTGTTCCTGAAATGGCATTTAAAAAATGGGAAGCATCTGGACTTTCTGATCAAAAAAAAGAAGGTCCCGGCTGACTTCCCGGCCCTCTATGAAGATTTAGACGAGGTTTGGCGGGCCTTTCGGGAATTAAATGAGTGCCGAACCTGCGGGTTTTATGGGGTCGGGCACTGTGAATTCGGCCATGGGCAATGTGTTTGATCGCGGGAATCTGGTCCCCTTTGCCAGTGGTGGTATTGTAACCCGTCCGACGATATTCCCTATGGCCAATGGGGCCGGATTGATGGGTGAGGCGGGGCCGGAAGCAATCATGCCCTTGAAACGGGATTCGAGCGGTCGTTTGGGAGTGGCGTCTTTGGGCGGAGGCGTGAATGTGCAAAACAATATTCAGGTTGTGAACAATAGTTCTCAGCCGGTCAATGCAAAGATTAGCGATACGAAATTCGACGGCAAGAAATTCGTAACAACGGTGATCTTGGAAGATTTCAACAGCAACGGTCCTATATCCCGTGGCATGAGGCAGAAATAATATGGCGGATTATCCAATGTTATCTCAGAATCCGGACGCTGAAGGGTACAAAGAAGAACCGGCGATGGACCCGACCCTCAGAAGCGAAACAGAGTCCGGCAAAGTGATCACACGGGCACGGTTTACCCGGGTACCCAAACGGTTTACGTTCCGATATGCCCAGTTGCCAAACGCTGATAAGGAGATATTAGACGCATTTGAGAAGGCCCGGGGGTATGGTTCGGAGGCATTCAACTGGACGAACCCGGTCAATAGTACCGTGTACGAGGTCCGTTTTCAGAAGCCCATTGTTTTTGAGCTTGCGGATAACCTCTTAAATGAATGGAAAGTCTCTGTAGTCCTGGATGAAGTATGAAGCAATTACCTGAAAATCTAATCCTGCAAAAAAACAAGGTTTCCACGTCATCGGCTTGGCTGGTACTTTTGGATATTACCTTGAACGATACCAACAATACGACATTCCGGCTGGTCAAAAATAATGAACCGATTGGATTGGCCACCTCTGATTATGTGGCGGCTCAGTGTACAGGGCATTGGAAATTCGACGATAATGCAAGTGATTCGTCGGGCAATGGAAAAACCTTGACGGTATCCGGGGCAACGTATGTATCGGGCAAGCTCGGCAATGGTATTCAGTTTGACGGTATCAATGATTATTCCTCCGTTGCTTCGGGCGATTCCTTAAATGTTGGAACCGGTGATTTTTCATTAGCTTTCTGGATGAGAGCCAATAATTCTTTTACTACCTTCCTTGTCCCGAGCATTATTTCCAAGCGGGCTACTTACCTTGGCTATAATATTTATATGAATAATCTTGGCAGAATCAATGTTCACATCAACGATACGAATGACACAGCTTATTATACAGCAAGAACGGTAGCTGGCTACAATGATAATAAATGGCACCACGTCGCTGTCTCAGTGGACAGAGACACAGCATTGACAATTTACATTGATGGAACATCTGTTTCATTCACGGTGGTATCGTCTGCAAAGCTGTCCGATGTTCAAGGTTCTTTAGATAATTCAGGGGTTTTCCGGGTAGGGTGTACTTCTAACACAACAGGTCTATTGAGTGGAATTATTGACGAACTCATGCTGTTCAAAAAGGCCCTGTCGGCCCAGGAAGTGTCTGTGTTGTACAATGGCGGGGCCGGAACGAATAAGCCGGTACTGCATTATTCGCCCTTCAATTTCGACCTGGAAACCATTGCCTCCGATGGAAAAGGGACGATTCCGGCAGTCGATCTCAAAGTCTCTTCCTTGAGTACATTATTGCAGCCCTATCTATTACAATTACAGGGTGGCGTCGGCTCGGTGGTCAAGATCACGGTGGTCAATTCAGCCTACCTGACAGAGGATTATAGCGAACTGGAATTGATGTTTAATGTGACGGCCACGACCACCTCACGGGATTACATCACCTTCCGCCTGGGGGCGATCAATCCGATCATGCAGCGATTCCCGCGAAATCGCTATATTGCCCTGCATTGTCGGCATAAATTCCGCCATGCGATCTGCGGTTACGCCGGCCAGACCATCGAAAGCATCACCTTGGTGGGGACCAATCCGGTTGCAATCGGTCTGACTGGGCACGGTTTTGAGACCGGGGATTCGATCCTGCGGGAAACCTGTACCGGCATCGGTGGGGGATTGGAGGGGATATGGACCATCACCCAAGTCAATGACAACAGCTTTACCCTGGATACCTCCGTGTAATCGCATTATTCCGGCAGTTATACCACCGGCGGCAAGGCGGGCTATGCCGGGTGTGACAGAACCCTGACACAATGCCGG